CTTTGAGCGGGAGTTTATGAGGGCAAAAGCCTACGGCACAAAAGTACATCTCATAATAGAGAACGCAACATGGAGCGATGTGTTCATTGGCAATTACCGATCCAAGCTCCCGCCCAAGTCCCTCATCGGTTCTCTGCTATCGTGGATGGTGCGCTTCAATGTAACCGTCACCTTCTGCAAGCCAAGCGAAACGGCACAAATCATTCATGGCATATTTTTCTATTATGCAAGGGAGCGCCTACTGTATGGATGACAAGAGCTTCATCGAAGAGATGCAAGAGCGAATCCCCGACCTCTATCTGTTCCTGTGGAAAGCGCGGGAAGAGGGGTTCACGGACGAGGAATCGTTTGAACTCACGAAAGTCCTGTTTGAAAAGCTGTTGGACATTTGGGGGTAAAAACATGGGCATGGGCGATAAAGAAATCCCCTACGCGCCAAAGTACGAACCCGTCTGGTGCGATGTAACAGCGCACAATTACAGCCCCGTGAGCGTCCGCGAATGCCCTGTGCCGAGCGTGATACGGAAGTACGGAGTCGGCGGGAAATGCAAAGTATCGGTTTACATTTGCCGCAAGTGTAGGTACGGACGGCGTGTGGAAATGTTTGACGGTTGGAGGTGCGGATATGAACTGGAATAAGGATTATCACCCGGAGCGGGAAACGAGTTGGAGCGACATCGCAGAGTCCATCCGTTATCGCGTCCGCATCCGCGACATCCTTCTCTTCTACTGTCCAGACCTCCCCATCCGCAAGAACCGTTGCCCCTGTCCCCTCCACGATGGCAAGGGCTTTAACTTCTCGTTTTCAGATACCGGGTACAAATGTTTCGTGTGCGGAGAGGGCGGGGACGCAATCTCACTCGTCCAAGCCCTTCTCCGCTACCCATCACGTTCAGAGGCCATGAAGCGCATTAACGATGATATGCACTTGGGTTTGCCTATCGGACGCGCCGCGACATTTGAGCAGAGCATGGAGATGATACTCAGACGCGAAAAGGCACAGAGGGAGAAAGAGGTGCGGGAACGGTGGGAAACAGAGTATGCGTTGCTGATGGACGAGTGGACGAGGTTGGATAAGATTTTGCAACGCGCAGATCCAACATCACAAGAATACGCAAACGCTGCCAAGAAGATCAGCGCGGTTGGATACAACCTGGACTATCACTTGGCGCAAGAACCGAGGTGATACCATCAAATACCTCACAATCGCACAGACACAATCAATTTTAGACCCTGGCGGGAAAGACGGCACTCCAGCTTGTACCACGAAGAACTTCCTGACGATCATGCAGAACGACAGACGGTATGAAGGAATCCACTTCAACGAAATGCTCCAACGTGCAGAAGTTCACACCGTGAGCGGGGGGAAACTGGAAATCCGCAAATGGGACGATTCTGACGAAGCATACTCACGGAGCTACATTGAATCTGAATACAAGCTGTACTCCAAAGACCGTCACGCAGATGCCATGAGGATGCTGTTCAATGAGCGCAGATACAACCCCCTCAAGGACATCATTGAAGCTGTCGAGTGGGACGGGGAGAATCGGTGCGAACACTTCCTTGCAAAGTGGGCGCTCGTCGAAGATACACCGTACACACGCGAGGTATCCCGCCTTATCTTTGCGGGTGGTATCCACAGGCTCTATGCCCCAGGTACGAAGTTTGACGATGTGCCTATCCTCATCGGTACGGAACAGGGGGAAGGGAAGTCCACGATCATCCGATTTCTCGCAATCAACGATGATTACTACGGAGAGATTAAGTCTGTCGATGGGCAACCGTCCATCGAACAGTTGCAAGGCAAATGGATATGCGAAATCTCCGAACTGCTTGCGCTCACAAAGAGCAAAGAGCAAGAGGCGGTCAAGGCATACATTACCAGACAAGTCGATTCTTACCGTAAGCCTTGGGACAAGAACATATCTGAGTTTCCACGCCGCTGCGTGTTCATCGGGACGAGCAACGATTCCAACCCGCTTGTGGATAAAACTGGAAATCGCAGATATTACCCCGTTGAAGTACACAGCAACGGATATGTGGTGTACGACCACGAAACCGAGATCCGCGACTATGCGCTTCAATGTTGGGCAGAGGCGCGGGACAGAATGAGAGCGGGGAAGATGCTGAACTTCGCAGATCAGGCGCTTGTGAAATACTACCGTGAAGCGCAAGAAAACGCCATGCAGGACGATTGGCGTGTTGGCGCTATCCAAGCCTTTCTTGAGCAGAAAGCCCCCGGAGAACTCACTTGTGTGCGAGAGGTGGCGCATCGCGCCCTGTCCTCTAATCCTGACTTTCCGCATGAACCTACCTTGGCAGAAAGCAAGGACATCGGACGGATCTTAAACAAGCTGCCAGACTGGGAAAGAGTAAACGGATCTCGCACGGTTGGCGTGTACGGAAATCAAAAGGCATGGAAGAAAAAGCAACCGCCTGACGCAAAAATAGAAGAAGACCCAAAACCGTTTTGGGAGGAACTGGATGAATAAACATTTAACAATTTTGAATATCGCATACGCCGTCGTGGATATGCTCGTCTGCCTTGCCGCCTGTGCGTGTTTCTTTTTCACTTCGCGGTATTTTGGAAGATGGTGGATCATGCTGTTCTCCATCATCCCGCTCTGCCTTTTTAATCATCGCTCACTTGTTCTTGAAGCAGACATTCAGCAAGCAAAGATAGACGAGTTAAATGGGAATGGTGGTGGTGCTGATGATTGACCAGGATCTTGTAATCCGACTGTTTAAAGAGGGAAAGTCATACCGTGCGATTTGCAAGGCATCTGGCGCGTCAGAAACCTATGTAAAGCAAATCATTTTCAGAGCGCGGAAGAAAGGCATACTTCCTCCGGCTGTGCATCTGACCGAAGAAGAACGTGACGAACGGGGAACGGACAAGCGGCTTGTGAATGTTGGGCAGACCCCAGAGGAATACGCAGAAAAGGCGTTGGCGCATTGGGAACAATCCCCCGTGGCGGTTGCTATGACGGAGAACAAAGCGGGTATCAACCGTGCGGCGGGTGCTTTCGTGATGGAGTGTATCAAGCTGGGGCAGACGGTGGACAAGCGCGATCCAGAACAGCTTATGAATGCCCTATACACCTACGTTGCACTTTGCACACAGGCGGGTATGCCGATGCTTGTCAAGACCGCTTGCCTCGCGTGTGGGCTGAATAGGCAAGACTTAAACAAGTGGCGCAAGGGAGAGCAGAGGGCGAGTGACCCACGATATAAAGAGTTTGCCGATGCGTTTGAAGCAATCGTGGGAGCTGGGCTTGAAGCGTCTGCGGCGGCTGGTGCGGTTGACAGGGTGCTGACCATCTGGTGGCAGAAAGCTTACATGGGTATGACCGAAGCACAGCCGCAACAGCAAGAGGTAGAAGAACCTTTGGGGCAGCGCGTCAATTCGGAAGATATTGTAAAAAAGTATTCTGGATTGCCAGATTGACGGGAGGAATTAATTTGGCAAAGAAAATGTATAGACCAGAAAGAAAAGTGTGCCGTATCTGCGGCAGAGAATTTCCAAACACGCATGAGTATTTTGAGTGGTCGCATAGGGAATTGAACTATCTCCAAACATTCTGCCGTGAGTGTTCCATCAAACGAAGCAGAAAAAAATATGAGCGCATGATGCAAGACCCGGAAAAGTACGAAGCGTACAAAGAACGGGCAAGGCAAAAGGAACTTGAAAAGTTGAGGGCTGCGGGTGTGCAAGAGAAACAAGAGAAAACGGAATACGCCACCACGCCATACGCGATACGTCAACGCGAAAAACTCCACAACGATCCTGTGTTTGCAGAAGTAGCAAAGATACGTCGCGCTGTTCGTTCCTGTGTGCTTTCGCAAGGTAAAAACAATATCACAACAAGCAAATATGCAGAAATTGTCGGTATGCCGATGCGTGATTTGCACTATTACCTTTTGCAGACCTTTGAGGACACTTACGGTTATCCGTGGGATGGCGTGGAGAAAACCAACGTAGATCACATTGTCCCGCTTTGCACTGTTGAAACCTTGGAGGACAAGAAGAAACTGTTCCATTACACAAATCTGCGGTTAATCAAAGCCAGAGATAACCATGCCAAAGGGACAAAACTTGATTATCAGATTGGAGCGTGTCAGTGAACGTATTAGTTGCGTGCGAGGAAAGCCAGGAAGTATGCAAGGCGTTTCGTGCGCGAGGGCATAATGCTTTCTCTTGCGATATTCAAGAGTGCAGCGGGGGACATCCTGAGTGGCATATCATGGGTGACGCGCTACTGTCAATGCAGGGGGGGCGATTGTCCACTATGGACGGACAGACACATGACATTGACAAGTGGGATTTGATTATCGCCCATCCACCTTGCACATACCTTTCAAACGCCGGGGCTTGCAGACTGTACCCCAAAAGCGGTGAGCTGGATAAGGACAGATATATCAAAGGGCTAAAAGGTAAAGAGTTTTTCATGGCGTTTTATTGGTACGGCTATTGGGGAGGAAAAATTGTCATTGAAAACCCCGTACCGTCAAAGGTTTTTGAGTTGCCCAAA